GTTATCATTGTCAAATTCTTCATTAGATAATATATCAGTTGGTTCGCTGCATTTGTTTTCGTCCCCCGAATAATCATATAATAAATTATCATTTATATTTTTCCTATTCAAATTAAATAATGGGTGTTTTTTAATTAATTCTTTGACATCTTTTGATGGAGATTCATTTGTTTCTTGTTTTATTAATTGTAAATAACCCATATCTTTAATTTTATTATAATTGTCGATTAATGGTTTTACTTTTGTATATTCAGAATTAAATTCTTTTACTAATGAATCCTTTATATGTTTCGGTTCTATATTTCCATACATATATGTCTGTCCATTTTCTAATTTAATTGTAGGTCTTTTAGGAGGTGTGGGAGATTTAGCTGTAGGTGTTGTATCTTTAATACTTTCATATCTTGATAAACTTTTTTCGTATTCTTGTTTTGATTTTTTGTGCATATCCTCCATGGTACCCTTAAACCTTTGAAACCTTTTATATTGTTTATCATTTAAAAATCTATCAATGGGAACTGGTTTAAAACTTGTTAAATCAATTAAATTACTAAATTTAGGGCTTTTAATTTTTTTAAAATTTTCTTCATATTTTTTAAAATATTCATCTAGNGGATCTTCAATTATATCAAATTTTTTATCCTCATAGTTATTTACTATTCCGCTATTTGGATCTAATAAATTATGATAGTCATTATAAGTTTTTTTATAATTATCATATACATTTATAACATTGTTAAATTCTGGTATATCAGCAACAGTTCTTAAATATGCTGGTACTCTATTTACAATTTCTCTTACATAATCTATAATTATTTTTCCATTACTAAACTTATAATTTTCCATAAAATCTATAATCATTATTGCTTTTTGAGCAAAACTACCTCCTTGGCATTTAGTTATATCGCTTATTTTTAGCGTTTTAAAAGCTATTGGTCGAACCGATACACCACGAAGATTTTTTATCATTTCTTCAAATAATAACTTAAAAGACGCAAGAATTGAACTAAAATTATTAGCTAAGTTTCCGGAGATTTCTTTAATATTAAATCTATTTTTAATTAATTCAATTTCAGTATCAAGAACAGTGTCTTTTTCTTCAGTATTATCTATACCTCGTCGAAGAAATTCGCATAAATCATAATGCATAACATCCTCATCTGTCGCAGCATCTATAATACTGTCTTTTACAAAAGTATGAAATAATAAATCTAAATTACCAAATAATCTATGATTTTTTGGGAAATTCTTATAATACCACCATCTATTATTCCGAAATCCATTTTTTTTCATTATTTTATAAGCTTTTTCATATATATCTGCATAAGTAGAACTCATTGGTGACATTTTTACACCAGTTATAGGATGTGTTTCTGGTTCATTAATCCATCGTCTAACATCTTCTTCTGTCTTAAATGTTTTTTTAGGACTTCTTACATTTGTACCTGCTTCATCATTTGTAGGTTTAATATCAGATAAATCAATACTAATATTACCCGAAACAACACTAGGAGGGACACCTTCAAAATCAAATCCATCAAAATTATCTAAATTAACCGAAATCCATTTTAATATTAAATTATAACCACCATCTTCAGTTGCTGTTTCTAAACTTAATTTTGAATTATTTAATAATCCCGGAACTTTTTCACCAACACCATCATAAGTTTTTAAACCTTCTAACCATTTTTTAATTTCATCAATTTCCTTATTTTTTTTATCCTCGTCTTTTTTTAAAATTCTATTTAATTTTGTAAAAATTTCCTTCTCTTTTTTAGACATTATTTATACACTCTAAATAAACTAAAATAAAAAAAATTTTAAACTTATATTTTATAATTAATCTAAAAAAATAAAAAAATGATATTAAAATTATAAATAGTAATTGAAATGGATTACAATCAATTTGTTAGTTATACAAATACTAATTCAATTAATAATTTATATGTATATAAATATAATGGTGAATTTGATAATAATGATAAAGAGTTATTTGAAGACTGTTATAATAATTGGTATGAATTATTACATGACTCATTAAAGTTATTAAAAGAAACAATTGCAAAGTTAACAGATAATAATATAATGATGAGCGGTATTGTTATGAAAGATAGATTATATTTTAAACATAATCAAAAAAATATTAATTATTATATCGTATTTAGAAATGATAATATAGAGTTATGGTATATAATTGGAAATATAATTGATACGGATTATAATTTAAGTTTTAATAAATTATTAAATTTATAAAATGAATTATTTTACACCATGCTATTTTATCGCAAAAGGAAGATATCTATTATAAAAAAAAAATATGTCGCAATTAACTCTATATGTAATGAATTTAAATCATCGCTCAAACATTCTTTTTTTATTAATTTTGTAAAATAATAGTTTATAGAATTTGCGTATTTTTATTTAAACATATTAAATTTATAGTATATATATATATTATGAATTTTGAGCATAATTCAAGAGATGAAATTTTTAATCTTAATAGGGGTAATAATAATATTAAAAATTTTGCAAACAATTCTGGAACTAACTTAAGAGCTGGCGATGATGTAATGTTTAACAAAAAAAAGATAAGCGATGACATAATATCATCCTCTTCTGCATCAAGTGCGAATAGTGTATCTTCTGTAAGTGATTCATCGTCGGATGGAAGCGCATCTGTTGTTTCTCAAAAAAAAAAAAAATATATTAAAAAAGATTCAAGTAGTGAAAGTGGTGAAAGCAGGAGTACAAATGATTCAGCAAGTAGCGTAAGTAGTACGAAATCTGCAGGAACGGGTTCAAGCGTTTCTACAAATAATGTTGTAAAAAAAAAAGGTAGTCGGAATAATGTCATGAAAGAGAAAAAAGAAATTATATATCAAATTGACAGATTAGAACAACGAGGATATAAAATTCCATATAAATTTAATTTAAATTCTGATTTAGAAGAAATGAGACTTGAATATAATAAAATAATCAAAGAAAAAGAACTTGACAACAGTGTGAGATTTTCTAGAAAAATGTTAATGGCGTTTGTAACGGCTGGTGAATATTTAAATAATAGATATGACCCAATGGCTATACAACTAGAAGGGTGGTCAGACCAGGTTCATGATAATATAACCGAATATGATGATATTTTCGAAGAATTACATGAAAAATATAAGAGTNCTGGTAAAAAAATGCCTCCTGAATTAAGATTATTAATCAGTTTATCGGGGAGTGCATTCATGTTTCATTTGACAAATAGAATGTTTAAAGAACAAAAATTACCAGATGTTGAAAATGTTCTAAAATCTAATCCCGAATTAATGAAACAATTTCAACAAGCAGCTGCAAAAGAGTATATTTTACCACAAAATAATAGAAATGATATAAATAATTTTTCCGGAAATAATAACAATAATAGCTCTGGTATTTTAGGAATGGTAAGTGGTTTATTTAATAATATTGGAAATGGTTCAATGAGAGGCAATATGAATCAAAATTACAAAAATACAAGAGAAGATGATAGCGATTCAATTAGTGAAATAGATTCTATAATTGATAATGTACATAAAAATATAAGTATTAAAAATAATAATAATAATAATATTGAAACATTATCTGTTAGTGATGATGAAATCACTTCAATAATAGAAGATGAAACAGATTTACATATATTAAAAGGTAGAAAAAAAAATAATCAAAGATCCTTAAATATTTAATTTTTTTTAGATAAAGATTTAACACCATTAGTTGTCGTTTTAATAATTGTTTTAACTTGTGTTTTTGCTTTGGATAATTGTGATGGTATATTTTTTAGACCTTTAACCGGATCTTTTAAATTTGTTTCAATTGTTTTAGATGCTGATTTAATATTTGTGAAAAATATAGTTAAACCAGATAATATGAATGGGAATATAAATAATGTTAATATCATTAATACTATTAATATCATTTCAATTGTAGACCCTGCAAATATTAATTCTCGTCGTATATCTTCCGAACATTCACATTTTTTAGTTATTAACATTCTTGTATAAGTCATAGTCATATATAGATATATTGCAAATACTATATAAAATACAAATATTACAAACAAATATAAACTAGTTATTTCTTTTCCAAATATATCAGCTAATAAAGTTCCAGGAGGAATAAACATAACAAATAATATGAATATTAATGCAAAAATACTAAACGATTTAATAAATGCTAAATGCGGATAGTGATATGCACATTCACAATTTCCTACCTTTTCTAATTTCTCAATATAAGTATATACCGATAATAGCAATATGAAAATAAATAGATTTATTACAAAATTAGCAATATATCCAGGTGTTAGTATAGATTTCATTATTAATATTATATCTATTAATACAAAGGAAAAAAGTTTTTTATAAATCAAATTTATCAACTAAAAACTTAGTTGATTTATCATAATTTTTTAGATTAATATTTAAATCATTTATTTTTATTTTTTTTAATATTAGTAATAATTCTAAATAATAGTTTACAATGTAACTTTTTGAATTATTTAAATTATTAATTATTGATAATATATTATCTGATATATCTTGTAAAATATTATCAATATTAACATCATATACTTCTTCAATAATATAGATAAACGATTTAAACATATTAACATTTTTTGTTTTATCTTTTTTAAAATCACAAAAATTATCGTAATTTTCATCAAGCATTATATTAGAATTTATATATTTATCATCAATTATATAATTTATTTTTCTTAAAAAATCATAAAATATATTCTTATCATTCTCAATTATATTTTTCACAACTTCAATATATAATGTATCATTATTTTTTCCAATATATATATATAAAATTTCGATTAATTCGGTTTTGTTGGTATAAGTTCTTAATATATCATTAATACTAGTAATAATAACATCTTTATTGCTAATTGATAATTTGTTTAATAAAGAAATTAATTTTTTTTTATCATTATTTATAACTTTATTTGTTGTAAAAGTATATAATTTTTTATCATTATTATTTGATACATTGTTATTATAACGCTGATTGTAAGTTGTTTTATAATAATTTTTTTTCATTTTTTTTTTCTCCCATAAAAATTTTGAATCATATTTTTCGTTAAAACAAGAATAAGTAAGAATTAATTCTTGTTTCATCTTATTTAAATCATCATAAATAATATCATTATAATTATAGTTTTTTAATTTATTTTTAAAAAAATCTAAATTTATTTTAATAATATCATTATTCATATCGTAAATTAATTATTACTTAAATTCTTAAACTATTTTATTTAAGAATATAACTTATTCTAATTATATAATTAATTATTATTAACTACNATTAATATATTTATGAATGAACTTTTGAAACAAATTGATTATTATTATGAAAACTATAATATATATAGAACCATTATAATTGTATCTAGATTAGTTGATATCAATTTAATTAAAATATTTATTAATCCAAATAAATATTACACATCATATATAATAAATGATACAACTGATATTTCAAATATTAATGAAAGAATAATATTAATAAAAATTGATAATATAAATTTGCAAAAAATATTAGAACAAATAACAGAATATAATTTACTACTATTTTATAATATAGATTTAAATAAAGTTAAAAACATCCAAAATTTTTTTCTAATTAATTAATTAGTATAATGGTTAATAAAAGAACTTATTTTGATACCACAAGTATTATATTATTAGGGTTATTAGTATTGTTATTGGTTTTTTCTATACCACTTTTTATGAATAATTCTAAAATAAATAATATGACAAAGGACCTTAATGTTATAGAAGCATTTTCAACTGCTGCTAACAATAATGAGTCTAAAACAAAATTAGAATTATATACAATGAATGGGTGTGGACATTGTATTAATTTTAAAACAACATGGGGTGAAATTACAACGCATCCACAAATGGGAAGATTTGCAATTGAAGTCGGTCCTTCAAATTCGGATTATAATGATTTATGCACTAAACATAATATAAGAGGATTTCCTCATATACAATTAACAAAAAATGGAATGAAAATATCAGAATATAAAGGACCTAGAAATGTAATAGATATTTATAAATGGTTTAAAGAAAATGTTATGTAAAAATTAAATTATTTTTAAAATTAATATATATTAATGAATAATTCTTATAAAATTAAAACCATTAATAATAATAAAGGTTTATTTGATAATTCAATTGATGCTACATATATTATATATCTAGAAGGTAATATAAAAAGACTACGTAATATTGAAAAACAACTAAATAATACAATTCCAACAAAAAAAATACATATTTTAATAAACAAGGGTTGGCGAAAAAGTAAAAAAAAAAAATATATTATAAATACTGCAACAGATTTAGTTGATTGTAATATTACATGTTTTAAACATGCAAAAAAAAATAATTATAATAACATTTTAATATTGGAAGATGATTTTATTTTTGATAATATTACACATTTTGATTCAACTATTATTAATAAATTTCTAATTGATAATATTGATAATAAAATATCTTTTTATTTAGGTACTATACCTTTTATATTTATTCCATATTCTAAATATATATATAGAGGTATAGTCAATATATATACGCATTCTGTTGTATTTACAAAAAAATTAAGAGATGACATTTTAAACTATAATTATACACATATATTTTGCTGGGATACTTTTCAAAATTTTTTCAATTATAATAAATATTATTATCATATACCATTATGCTTTCAATTAATTGAAGAAACTGAAAACTCTATAAATTGGCCAGTTTTTCCATTGATTAGAACATTATGGTTTAAAATAGTTTATTTATTAAAAGCAAATATTAAACCGCAAATATTTTTTCAAATAATATACTTAATATCATATATATTAAGTATATTATTTTTTATAATATTAATATATATTTTAAAAAAAATAATTAAAATTATCTATTAAAAATTTTTTTAATTAAATCCAAAACACTTACTGTTTTATCTTTTAATTCAGATGATATATCCCCTGTATTGACTTTTAATTCTTCGCCAGATTGTACATTAACGCATTTATTTTTAACCTCTTTAAGTTCATTATTTAACGACTGAATACAACCTATTAAATAATATATTAAATATATCAATATTAAACATATTATTAAAAAAGTTAAATCCATTTACTTTCTAATTATTAATTACATATAAATTATATTAATATTAAGTGCGCGCCGCTAATTCTAGATATATTAACAAAATTATAACATACAATAAATATTTTAACCTTATATTCTGTTAATGATTTGTTTATATCTTGAAAGTTTTGTAATTTATGTAATTTTAAATTAAAATTATATTTTTCATCATTCATATCAAATGTATTTAATTTAAAATTAAGTTTATTATTAACATTTGTGGCATTAAAATGTCCAGTAGAATCTTTACTTTCAGGATGTCTTGCAAAACTATATAAATATATATTACTAATATCTGGTATTTTTTCATGAGTATTAAAAGGTGTAATATAACTTAAAAATATACTATTTAATTCTTCAAATATATTATATTGATTTGCAACTTTATATGTAGCATTATTTAAAATATTATAAGCACTATTTGTATTATATGCTCCTGTAAAATTAGTATGATTATTAAAATTTCTTTTTGAATCTTCGCGTCTTAGCACCCATATAATCTCTTTTATAGGTTTTGAAATTGTTCCCAAATCTACTGATTGTAAATTTGTATTTAATAATAAACTTTTTTCTATTGTTACAACATCATCAATTATATAATCTTTTGAACCAAGTGACACAAGATAATTTAATTCTTCTGCTCCTAATAAATAGCCAGTTTTTTGTATATATACGTTTAAATTTATATCATTATTTCTTAATTCATTTTTTAAAAAATCATTTATCTTATATGTTGTATTAAATAATTCATTATACAATAACGGACTTATATCTTGATCTAATTTTTCGGAATATAGTGTATATAGATTTTCTGCATCTTCTAATATTAAACTTATTCTTACAATATCTGTTAATAATAATGCCATAGGTAAAGCAGTTTTTAATTCCTTCGTAAACCAAAAATTTAATGGAATATTTAATATTGTTTTAGCAATTGAGTGTATATTTTTATCTTGAGAAGAAGTTGGGTAATATTTAAATTGAAATTTATTATTTTTAATAACAATTTTTTTATTATTAAATACAGATGGATTATTCAAATTTGCCGTATTACCTATTATATTATCAAATTTGTCATTATCTATACTAAGGTTATATGATATATTTAACCAATCTGATGTTAAAGTTTGTATTGGATTATCATTAATAGTTAATGATATTTCCTTAATCATAGAAAGTCCAATATTTTTAACCCATTTAAATTTTAAGTTACTATCAGAATATATTTCTGGTAATTCACAGCAAAAACACACATTTGTTAATAAATCTTCCGAATTATCATTTAAATTATTTGATATAAATAAGTTTCGTCCATTGTTTTCAGAATATAATACAGGCGCTCTTTCAAAATCAATTCGCTTTGTTGTTTTCCCCATTTTATTCGTTTTTTTATTATCCTCAAATATTTGGTCATAATTATTATTAATTGTCAAATATTCGTCAGTATTAGATGCATTTATTAATTGTATTAATCCACCTCCACTACTCATAAATACTAACTTATATAAATATTTTTAATTAATTTTATATATTATTAAAATGCCTTCACATGATTTTGTGATGTTCCATAAGTAACATTCGCAATTGGGTAATAAACAATACCAGGGATTTCATCCATTCTAAATGGTTCTTTACTAAAACCACTCTTAAAAATTGACTGAATTTGATTATCATTTATTGCATAATTATAATAAGTTAAATCAGACATTTGCAATGGACTCAAAGTTGAGTCGTTGAAAATATTACTATTTTCACCACTCGCTGATAATAAATTACCAGGATTTAAATATAAAGGAGCCTTATTATGTTTCATTGCTGCTGAACCAGGTGTTTTATCAGATATTCCATTAAATGGTGCCTCTACTACTCTATCTAACATATTAATACCATTTAAATAAATCTTACATGATGTTTTATATTTATTTAAAACATCATTTTCTGGTGTTATTTCTTTTATTACTACTGTAAACATAAACCATTTATTATTATATTCTGCAGAAGTCATATTATATATACCTAATAAACCTGCGTTCCTATCGTCCCATTTTTCACTGTCGCATTTAATTAATGTGGTACCATCCGAACGATAAGCATCTGGATTAGTCAATGTATTATATTCGACAATTATAGAAGTACCGTCGTGTTTCATTCTTATTAGTGGATTTTTAACTAGGATATATTTCCCCAGCGTATTCAACAAACAATTTTGTTGACCAGGAGCATCATTTTTATAAGGTATTTGTAATTTACTCCCTCTCATAAATAATAAAATATCATCATCGTTCGTATGCTGCTGTGTCAGATGATTTTTATCTATTTTTAACCAAAAATTATAACTATATTCTGCGCCACCGGCTTGATTAATAGATGGCGCCAAATCTCTAAAAGTATTAGAATTTTCTAAAAAAGTATTATATTCTATATTTGAATATATAGAATAGTCGTATATTCCATTAAATATTGGGACTTTTTTTTTAATACTTTTAGAATTTCTAATTATATTTAATCTTTCATAATTAAATATCATAAATGCTATTAATAAAAGAATTAACACAATAAATATACCCAATATTGCTTGAATCATTACAGATATCATAATTTATAATTACTCTATTAATATAATATGATTTTTTTAAACATTATTATAATAAAAAAATAATAATTAACATACTATCTTTTAAATATTGGGCTTCGAAGACCATATGAACCCAAACCCAATTTTGCCATAAAATTATCAATCGGACCCTCGTTATAATTATTATGTATATCTCTATCATTTAAATCATAATTAAACATTGTAAATTTACATAATAAACCTGCAAAACCAGGTGTTGTCTCAGCTACATGTTCTCCTCCAATTGTTATAGTATCTGTATCATTTTTATCTAAATCTAGATTAGTAATATCATATTTATATTGATCAGCAGAAGTTCCTAAACCTTGAAGTTTCTCTCCGTGGCCAGCAATTCCTACTAAATCACCGTCTACATATGTCGCTATACTCCCACCNGTATTTGTACCATAATCATTTACTACTATCCCTATATGCACCCATCTTTGTATTGGAACATATTCAATACATACCCCCTGTTTCATGTAATTTTTGAATGTACCAGAATAACCGTCTTCTCCAGAACCATCTTCAAAAAAATCATCAATTGATGACCCACCCCCTGTCTCGGGCCAAGTTACCGAATCTTGGACTGTATCCGCTGCATAAGTTTTTTGATTTTTACTAAAGCGTATAAATAATTTATTTTTTTGTCTATCTAAAAATATTTGAGGAGATCTATCCTTTAATTTTGTGTCTGAACCAATATATAAAACATTCTTAAAATATTGATGCGCCATATCTTTTATATATATCCAAAAAGTATATGTTCTTTTCAATCCATTGCCCGACGGTAATTTATGACTAAAAGAAAATTTATTTAATTTATTACATATAACAGGTAATTTTGTTTCACTAACTACTAATTTTGATTGATTAAATACAGTTTTTGTTACAAAACTATACATTAGCCACGCGACAATACCGGCAACTATAATTACAATTATTAAACCNATTATAGTTTCTGGTTTATTTCCCATATCTTGCACGGTATTAGTTATAGTATTTTTAATACTATNNCTAGTATTACTTACCGTATTTGAAATATTATCTAATGATTTTTTAGGACTACTAAATAATGAATTTGATTCTGGCTTAGATGTATCCATCTATATTATACTTATCTATTTTAAGAATATAAATTTATATTAATACAATTAATGTGATAACTGCCTATTTGATAATATAGACTATTATAAATAAATCCTCTTTTACTATTTTTTTTTTGCAATGATAAATAACTTAATAATTTNGTAAAGTTATTATCNTTTTTCTTATATTTATTTTTAATCTCAATATTTGATAAAATAAATATGTTATAACTCATAATATTTATCGCTAATTCTGTTATATTTTGATTCATTAATAAATCAAAAAAACATAAATCGTTAATAAAGTTTTTATAATATAAATTTTTTGCTTTTAATTCATTCTTGCGATTTTTTAAATTTTTAATTAAGTTTTCATGAAATCTTAAACATATTAACCATGTATCATTTGATAAAAGTTTTATTATATTTTCAATTTCTATATTATTTTTATAAATATAATCGTTATCAATTATTTTATCAATTTTTGCATTATTTTTATNCTCTATCATATTAANTCCATTGTTAATATTTCCATCAATTTTAGCTATAATTTTGTCTATAGATTTATCATCTGTTTTTTGTGTTTTTTTTAATATTTTTTTTATTTCTATTTTACTTAACTTTTCAAATTGAAATACTTTACATTTTTTTTTTATATTTCCTATTTTTTTTAATATATCAGAATTACATATACATATTATACATATATTTTTTATTATTTTATTATTTAATATATTATATAACAATGTATTTATTGCTCGGTCAATTGATATTAATATATCATAATCATCAAATATAATTATTTTTCTTTTATTATTTTTTATATTATTAAACATATCTACTACATTGTTTTCAACTGTAGTCTCTTTTATTAATAAGTCATCTAAATCATTACTATTAGTTATATTACTTGATGTAAAATTAATTTTATTTAAATTTAATTCATTGCATATATTATTTATTTGATATGTTTTTCCAATTCCGCATTNTCCATGAATTATTATACAACTATCAAATGATATATTTTTTTTATCTTTATTCTTATCTAATAATTCTTCTATTATTTGTTTCATTTATAATACTTGATTTTATCTTCTTAAATTGATATATCTATCATCATATATATTATAAAAGATATTATTATTATTATCGGTAATATTATTTCAATACTTATTAGACTATTCGTTTCATAATTATAATGTTTTATTTCTCCGTTTTTATCAAATAATATTGAAGGTTTTATTGTAAATAATAATAATAACAAACTTATATATATCATTGCTATTATGTATTTTCTTGAATACATATTTCTATTATAAATATAATATTATATTAAGAAGAAAATTAATATGAAAGCTATTAAACCTATAGTATTATTTATTTTAATTNTTATAATATTTATTATTATTTCTAAATATTGTGTTGAAAATTTTATTGTATATAATGGTAACACAATTAATAATGATAAATCATATTATTTATCATTAGATAATAATAATTATAGTCCAAAATATTATATTAATTCTATACCACAAACAGATTTAGAATTTAAAAAAAAATTAAATAGTATATTTAATATTACCAATAATATTAAAACTATTATCAATATTTCTGAAAATATTAAATGGACTAATTGGATATCTCCTACAAATTTACACAATGATATTTATAAAAAATTTATTACATATATTTCTAATATTATTAATTTTTATGATATTACGATTATTCATACTATTTTAAAAAATATAAAAATTAATTATAATAATTTAAGTAATTTATTACTTAATATAGATTTACTATTACACGAAAATATGATTTATGCTAAACATGTTAGTATGTTAGTTTATTATAATAATGATAAATTTTATATTATATATATTAACATGATCGGTAATGTTAATGAATTTGATATTAAAAATAAAACTTATCTTAAAGATATTAATATTGATAATTCTTTTAATAATATATCAAATATTACAAATAATACAAATCATTCTAATATTAATAATAATTGTTTAAATTGTGATGATAAAAATACTATTATGGATGAAAATGTTGATTATTCAATCAAAAATCTGTTATTAAATAATATAAATAGTGATATTTATACTGTTAATGACATTATTGATATTAAAAAAAATATAAAATATAAAGAAAATGAAAATATAGTTAAGGCACACTTTATGAATAAATTATTTAAAAACACAGTTATTACTCCACATAACTATTAAAATGGAATAACCATTGTCCTTTTTTTAAGTTCGTTTACATTTGCTCCTTTTAGAGATTGTGAACAATTTATATCCGTTTTTTCTGAATCACTATTAATTCTTACACGAATTGGTAATATATATCTCTCTGTTTTTGGCAAATATTTATATTCAGAGTTAGAAGACGATGTTGTTGCGGCATTTCCATATCCAAAGCGACCGGATACACTATCGTTTTGTGATTCTCCACCCCTAATAGATGAACTTCTACTAATACCACGCGTTGTACCACGCGTTGTACCACTTCTACAATTATCATATTCATATGTGCTTTCTTTATACATTAGCATAAATGTAATATAAATTAATCCTGTTTTCTCAGTTGTTTCTTCTAACCCTACTTCTTTTTCTTCGTCAGTCGGTTTATATTCTAAATCACATGCAGCTTTTGTCTGCCACTGATAGTTACCATTTGGATTTTGGTCAAATTTATAACAAGTATTTTTATTTCCAGGAAGTGACCACATTGTTCCATCTCTTTTAATATTATACGGTGTAATATATGTTTCATCATGATATTCCGGTTCTTCATTATCCACTGCAAAACCAAGTGCATAATCATAATTATTTACACCNCTAATATTAATATTTGAGATATCCACTATTAGAGGGCTATCATCGCATAAAACTCTATATCCTTTATTATCTTCGCTTTCGTAAATTTCAATATTATAATTTTTAGAATATTGAGTTCTTTCGTGTGCGTTTTTTTTAATATAACTATCAGTGCCTTTTCCAAACTTCAAATCAAAACTAACATTATTATTATTAGTTTCATATTGGATATTAATAGCATTTACTGTTTTCTTAAACATTTGATATTTAGTTTATCAAAATAAATAAATCATTTTTTTAAATTTAATTCAATATATTTTAAATTTTTTATTTTTCCAATTATTACTCTTTATTAATAAAAAATGATTATTTTTATGATAATTATAAATCATGACGACACAATTTAATACCGCTTTTGATGTACATGTTGATATTTATAATACAAAAAAACTATATGATAAAAAAAAAGAAGAATATAATAAATTATTAGAATTAAATCAAACATATCATAATGAAGAAAAAAATTTACAGAATAATATTGATGAAATTAAAATTCAAATTAAATCACTGGATAATCTAATTTCATTTGGCGAAACTACCAATTATATTATTACTCAATGTATGAAAAATGATTATACACATAAATATGATATTTTATATGATGACTTAATTTCAACTAAATTTCATATTGCTAATATTGAAAATGAAATTTATAAATTAAATATTGAATTTAATGCATTTAATGTATATATTGATAATCTATATAAAATGATACCTAGAATTAATAGATGGTCTAAAATTAATAATCAAACACAACATGAATTAGAAAATGAATTATATTCTAATAGTTATATATTTAAAACACAACTATCTATTATTGACTTTCTACCACCACAGTAAAAAAACAAAGATATTTTATATATTATATTTTTTTATAAAAATTGATTTATTAATATATGATTTTGTTTTTCAAAATGGAAAACAAAATCCTAAATCCTAAAACAAATAGATATGTTTTAAAAACAGGAAAAATTGGTAAAGAATTATTAAAAAAATTAAATAAAAAAAATATTATAAGATTGAATGATGATATCTTATATTATATAACAAGTCATATTGAATTTAACTTATTTGTAATAAGTAATATTATTAAAGTATCTAAACTATATAGAAATTTTTATTTAAAATATAAAAAAGAGTTATCCATATATAATATATTTATTAATAATAATTATATAAATATTTTTATAGATAGTATAATAGTTAAAAACGGGTTATATTTAAAAAGACAAAAATTTATAAGAAATATTTTATTAGAAGATAAATGTAAATTATCATTTAAATCTCAAAATTCAAATAATTATACAATGATATTATATGATATATATGAACTAATGTTATTAGCAATAGAATTTAAATTTGAAACAATTTTAAAAAAAATAGAAGAAATAACATACTATTATAAAGAACAAAAATTACCTAAAGAAGTTTTAGATGACTACGTATCATATATATGTAAAATAGCAAAGTATTTTACATATTATGAAATAAAATCACGATCTTTTATTGAATTACATAAATTACATTATACAATAAAATTAGTTAAAATTTGTTTATTTTCACTAATAAATAGAATAATAGAAGAAAATAATTATTCAAAAAATTTAAATATAATACTTAAAAAAAAACAAAATGAATTAATTATCTATTTGATACACGAAAAACATTTATATCCTAGAAATTTTTGTAATAAATTAATAAAAATAAATAATTATTAGTTATTATTTATAAAATATTTAAAACTATTTATTATTACGTTATATGATAAGAAATATGTTAAATTATGATTATACTCAATATATTAAACAATTAGATTATAATTGTATTAGGGGATTTCAATATGAAAAATATGTTTTAAATAAATTATATGATTATTTTGATATTAATGAAATATATTTATGGAAAAATGTTCCTGATTATTTATTAATTGAAAGTGGCATTATAATTAATAATGATTTAAGTCATATTAAAGAAAAATATAAAACAAATAAATATTTGCGAAATTATAATGTATTACTTGATACTGGAATTGATATTATATGTAAATTACAGAATAATGATATTATATTAGTACAATGTAAAGCATATAATTCAATTATATCACAAAAACATTTATCTGGTTTTTTTAGAACATTATTAGATTGTTATATAATTAATCATAAAAAAAATAATTATAATATAACTGGTTTAATTGTACATACATGCGAATTATCACCACTCATTAAAGAAAGTTATTGTTATAAAACAAAATTGATAAATGAAATTTATATACCATTTATGTGTAAAAATACAAAAAATAAATTAATAAAATATAAACAAATTAGCTTAATATTTATGCTAAATTTTAATTGCATTATTATTTATATACTCTATATTTTACATATATACATAACCAAATTGTAAACAATAATAAACTTTTTTCTATATATTTTATTATAAATGATTGCATTTGATTTAATTGTAAATAATCAATCATTATAAAATATTGATTTCGTAAATAATCATTATTTATATAATTTATTATATATAATACATAATTACATAATAATAATACATATTTGTGTATTATTAATTCAAAAATCATACACAAATATTTATTATTATTATCATTTTTTAATATAATTATTAAATAGATCTCTATGTCACAAAATAAACTTCTAAATGAATATGGTTTACCATATAATTATAACGGAGTAAATCATTGTTTTACACCTTTGAACATTTAAAACGCTGACTTAATTCATATATTTTTTAGGTTTTCGTTTTCTCGTTGATGGTCGTTTTACATATTTTTCATTTCTATCGTATGCTCCTTTTATTAATACATATATTAAATCTATCAAACAATGGATTGATAAAACAAATTTTAATATTAAATAGAAAAATGAATAAACTAAAAAAAGATTTACAATATCTAATTATTGACCCATACAAAGGAACGACAATAATATATTATGTTTATGTATCATATTGTATTGGTAATTATTTATTTAGTAAATTTGAAACAAAAAAAGACATCATTTTAATAAATGTTTTTGATGAATTTTGGGGAGAAGAAGATGGTTATACATTTGAAAGTATTAGACTTAAAAACCCAAGTTATTATGATATATTGGTAGAAGCGAATAAATCAGTAATAGTAACAAACGATTATCATCATACTTTTTTAGAGGGTTTAAATCATATCCCTAATAATAAATTGTTTAAATATTCAGGAATAAGACCAAACAGGAATATAGAATATTACGAGTTTATATTAGGCAGTTAAAAGAATATCAGTATTAACTTCATAGTATTTATTTTCAAACATAGTTTCATATTGTTTTAATTGAGATTTAACAAATAGAAAACTTCTTTTCATTTCAAGTAAATCCATTATAATATCAGTTGTTTTATTTTTATAAATAGTTGAATAATCTTTATGATTTTCATTTAGTATATTAACGGAATTACAACAAGGACATCTATAAGTCAAATCAATTGCCTCATTATATTCATCAATATCTAAATCATAATCTATTTTACTTATACAATCTTCGCATACCGAATTGATACAAGTATTACAATTGATTAATTTAGTATTATCAATATTGTTTAAACATATACAGCATTCAATTAAGACAGACATTAACTATTTTAATAATACATAATTATTCTTATAATTATTTATTAGCAACTATTTAAAGAAAATGTTATGATTTTGTACTGAAATAAAAAAAAATTGATGATAATATTATTATCATAATACATCAACAATTTATTATAAATTGAGAACTATGGAAACTCTAATTTTGATGCCTGTTGGTTATTGTATTGGTAAATTAACTTGTCAAAAAATTAGTCGCAATTATTATTTAGAAACTCCAATTTTAATCTTTGCGAGTAAGGCATCAAATAAAACTTTAATTAGAAGGATATTAAGTAGTGATAGATTTATAAAGATTAATAGTATATACGATAAAAAAAATAATGAAAAAAAAAAACTTGAAAATCAATTTATAACCATATATCCTCATTTATCCCTTAATGAAAGAATTGAATTAACGAATAATATAGTAGAAATAAAATATTTTGATGAAATTGAAAAAATTGAAAAAGATTATATTGATAAGAAAGAAATTATTAATTATAAAATAGATGAATTTTATGAAACTGAATTACAAATGGTAAAAGAAGATTTCTTTTATTACGATATGATAAAAATACATAATAGACGAGTTAATTTTATTGAAAAAATAAAGTCCATAATGCTTACAGATAATATTGATGACTTAATTAATTTCAGTTATAATGAAGAATTATAGATTTTATTTTTATTAGATTTATAAAAATCCCAAATAGCAACTATTTAATTGAAAAAAATATAATGAACTATGATTGTTTAAAACAGAATAATAAAATTAGTTGTGAATTTCTTGGTTGCAAACAGAGATTATTTAATCAAATATTCAATATATGTATAATGTTGATACGGAACAGAATACAATAAATTATTATCCTTTTTAATTACATCTTTTACAAGTTGGTTTCTATGACTACTCGCATTATCTAAAATGATATGCAAATATGTTTAACGACGGAACAAAAATAAAATTTATGAATAATCCTAATTCTAAAAACGAAGTTATATATAATGTTAAATCAAAATCATGCGAAGAAGATATTATAAATGAATTTAAAATAAAAAGTTATGGAACACCTGGTAAAAAAATGAGTATGAAAATACAAAAAATGTGATTTTAGTATATATGAAAATACAAAACATATATGATATAATCGAAAAACTGTATGATTAATTCAATTTTTCTATTTTTATCAAAATTTTATCAATTTCAATTTCAATTTCTAAATTTTTTTTTTCATTGGTACACATATCTGTTGTATTTTTATTACTACATAAAATATTTTTTTTTTCAAGATTATTAATTTCATACCGTTTTTTTAATCTTTCTGGTACATAACCTACGGGTGGTTCCCAACGATTTTTTTTAGAATTATTAACTTGTGGTATTATAAATTTTTTATTATATATTGTTGCCTGTAATAATGTTAATGATTTATGTAATACATTAACATTATTAGAACACGCATTAATATTTGGTACAAAACTTGTTACTTCAGAAATATATTCAATATAAAATAAAAGAATAAATAAAAAATATTTCATTAATATATTATATTATTATAGTCTTTAAATCTTTTTATAGTTTTTATTTAATAAAAATATAAAGTATTTTATCTTTTTTAATTTTATTAATAAGTTTTTATTATTTTTTGCCCTTTTTAAATTATTTAAATTATCATCATATGTTATTTTTATATTGTATAATAAATTGTTTAGATAATAATCTAAACAATCGTCATGGTATACCATATTATTCTTATTTATTTTAAATAATATTTTATTTTTTATTTCTAAAAATATATTATTATTCATTTTAACACTTTTAAATAATTTATCAAAATATTTTAAGAATTTCTTTAAATTATTATCTTCAGTAAAACTATTTATAACTAATAAACTTTTATTACTATCTATTGAATTAATATTTATAGTATATCCTATAGAATATATTATTTTTTCTTTGTTTCTTAATTTTTTATAAAATGGTCCTTTATCAAAATCAAACATATAATCTAATATTATTATTAGTTCCCAATATTCTTTTGTATATTTTTTGATATCAATTGGTATTACTATATATATTTCTATTGATTTTATATCTTTATACATTTTAAATATTCTATTTTTTTTTAAAATTGTTATATTAAAATTATTTGAATATATATTTTTAATGATTTCAAATTTTTTACTAAAAGTTTTTATAATTTCTTTTTTATTTTTATAAATGTTATTACTATTACATGTAACACCTAATATCATATTTTTACAAAAAATATTTTTATAAAATTTATTAATATCATTTATTTTACAATTACTAACATCTTTAATTCCTTCATTAAAATCTACTTTATTTCTTTTAAATATATATTTATTTATACAATTTTCTAAATGAAAATTGTCATATTGTTTTAATTCTTGTACTACATGTTTCTTTGACATATCAAGATTATCATTTGTAATACATAAATTAAATATACTTCTACTTAATAAATTTAAAAAAAAACTAAAATCTTTCTGATAACAATTTATATATATACACATTTGTTGATTTGATGTATACGCATTTGACGTATATATTTTTTTATTTAATATTTTTTTTATTTTATTTATTGTACATTCTTTTTTATTAAAATAATATGCGAATAAATGTTCTAATAAATGAGTAAAATTGTTTACACCACTATATTCGTTATAAAAACCGCATGCAAATGCAAATTTTATAGAAACAATTTTTGCATTTTTATTAGGTACTATAACATATTTAATTTCATTATTTAATGTATTGTATTGCATTCTAATAAAATAACATATTTAAAAAAGTACATATTTATAAAATATTAAATTTTTTAAATTATAATAATTATTTTATAATATTTTATAAATATGTACTTTTTTTATTCATTATATATATGTCCGTAATCATCATTGTCTAAATCATCATGGTTGTGGTCGTCGTTATTACCATTCATTACAAATTCATTCTCACCATCATATTCAGATTCGTCATTATTTAAATTTAAATTATTATCATCTAAGGTGTTTTCTATTTTAATACCAATTTTAGATAATTCATTAAATACCTTTCTTTGCTCTTCATTTAATTTATCATATAATTCTAGTCTTTTATTTTTGAATTCTTCTCTCATTTTATTTATAAAATCTTGATTTTCTTNAAATGTTGGCATAATAGATAATTTNAAATTTTTTTTTATCTTATCATGTATTTTTTGACCTATTTTATTATATTTTATTTGATTATCATTATCCTCNTTATAAATTAATTGCAATTTATTTCCTATTATTTCATCACTATTATATGGCAAACATAATATTTTAATACATATATAACATTTTGCCCTCATTATATCTGTTAAATTATTAATATCATATACCGAATTTAATTCATTATATTTGCTATATAATAAATTGCAATATTCTATCGATTTAGATAATACTATATCTTTTGATTCATCTTGATAATAATTTTCAGATAATACTTTTATTACTATGTTATTAATTAATTTAAAATTAATTTTTGCTAAATTATCAGTAAAATATTTACTAATATCAGATTTATTTCCAATTGTTCCTATATAATATTTTAAATATTTATTTATTAATTTTAAATATTCACCACTACCGTTTGATAATATCAATTTATAATTTTCTGAAGTAAATAATATAGTATTCTTTTGTTGTTTTAACCATTCGTCGTAATTATTTAAATTCATATTTTCATTAATATTATGATTAATATCATATAAATCAGAATCGTTTTCGTCTATTTGTTCATCTATCGATAATATATTTTTAACAGGTAAATAATAATAATTTTTTTTCATATTCTGTTTGTTTTTTGAAAAATAAGTTTTTGCAGCAATTAAATCCTTCCTTTTCTCTTTTAAATCATTGTAACTTGTAAAATCCTTATTTATTTGTTGTAAACAACAACCTAGTAAATATTTGTGTATTCTATTATAATTTATCCCTGGCATATAAATAAGCGCTTTTACATAATTTTCTAATATCTTATTTTTAATTTCATGCGTTTTTGCTGTTTTAAATTTGTTTAAATTATCTACTAGTTCTAATTGATATTTCTTCCCCTTATTTTTGTTAATTGTATTTATTTTTGCATTTTCTGAATCTTTAATTAGTTGTTTTAATATATCTCCATATTTATTATCAATTATATCTGATATTTTTTTTATTATTTTTAAATCAATATTATAAATTTCAGATTCTTCATTGTCTTCAAAAAAACTATTTACAATATCGCATAAATATATTGTTACCCCCACCTTCTTGGTTTTATTTATAGGAAATCCAAAATCGTCCCATAAATGAATATAATTATAATTATAATTATGTATATGTATGTTATTAATAATATCATCCTGTATTTCTAAAATCCATATAGCAATAGAATTTAAAAATACATTTTTTATATTATCTAGATAATCTACATTTATATTTACAATTATATCTAATATTTTTTCATCTATTAAAACATCACTTAAGATAATCTGTTTTATTATTTCAGAATTTTTTATTATTTTAGTATAACTTATTTTACTAATATCTTCTATTATTTTATCACTTATTGTATCATTGTTATCATTTATTTTTTTCTTCATATTATTATATTTTGTTGGCAAATAACTATAATTCATATACAATTTGTTAATAATGCTTTCATAATTTATCGACAATTTAGATAATTCTTCAATCTTATTTAAAAATGGTAATATTATTTTTATATATTCCTTGAAACCTTTCGCATATTTATATTTATCAATTTCTATATATTTGTCAAACATATTTAAATTATATTCGTAAAAATTTAAATCTAAATCTTTAATATCATCAATATCATCTTTATTATCATGATCATAATATATTTCATTATAATTTTTAATATAATTATAATCCTTTATATTATTACCAACTTTAATTTCATTTAATTCATGTGATATATCAATAAATTTTAATACATTACCGTAATATAATGGATTATCAGAATTTATTTTATTATATTTTTCTTTTTCTATATTGAATAATATTTCTATTTCATCTAAATCATTATTACTATAATTTTTTATATTTTCAATCGCATTGCTTATTCTTTGTGATTCAACAATGTTTCTTAAATTTTTTATTATTACTTCGGTTTCAACATCTTTATTGTATATTGCATAAATTATATCATATATATTATTATATAGTAGTTCTGACTCATCTAAATTTGTTTTATAGTCTTCTAATTTAGAAATTATTGAATAATGTTCGTTATTTACATCATCGTTGAATTTTAATAATTTAAATATATTAGATGTTTTATTATAAAAATTTGTTTTATTATTTACAAAGTTTACACTTTTTATTCTAATTGTTTTAAATTTATAATTATCTGCTTTTAAATCTATTATTTTTTTTAAATATATATTTAAATATTCAAAATCNTTTATATTTATATTATCATAAATNTAATCATATTTATCTAAAATATTTTTTATTAATTCATAATCAATATTCTCATTATCTTTCATAGTATCGATATCTAAATCATCTAATATCTCTTGAATTGTAGGTTTGCAGTTTTTTAAATCACTATTTATATTAGTTGTTGTATCTATTGTTTTTATTATTTTTTTTTTATTTAAATGACATAAAATTTTGTCACTTAATTTATCATTTTGTGTAAATTTTGGTCTTTCGTAATATATTCCATTTATAGGTATATTTGTATTATTATATGAATTTAGAATATAATCTTCTGTATTATTGTTTATTCGTATTTTTGTTTTATAATTTGGTTTAAATCTTACATAACTTGAATCTTCGGAATATTCAATTGCAAAAAATAATTTATCTTTTTCGTCTTGTGCAAGTTTAATATCATTTATTCTATTAATTCTTTTAAAACTATTTACAAAATCTAATAAACCAGTCTCTCCTTCTTCTTCATTCTCATAATATGTTTTTTTTACAGCTTGTGTTATTAATACATAATTTGTTGTATTTATTATTTCTTTGTCTGTAATATTATAAAATAAATCTAAAAAATTATTAGATTTATTTGCATTTTTAAAAATCTCATATAATTCACTATAAATTTCTTTACTCGTTAATGTTATAAAATCTGGATTTATTAAAATTAATTCATCAAATGTTAATATTTCATAATATTCTAATTCTGGCAATTCCTCATCTAGATATATTATATGTTCTTTGTCTATTTGTTCTAATTCTTCCATATCTTAATTATGTAAATGAAAAAAAATAAGGTTAATATTGTTGGTTAATATATTTTATTTTTTTTCTATAAAAATATTCCATTCATTTTTAATATCCTGTAATTTATCTATAATCAATAGACAATTTGTTTGTAGAAAATCTTTAAACTTATTTTCATCTGTTTGATTTTCTAATGTTATCTGAATTTCTAGTAAATTTTTTAAAGGATGTGGACAAATATATCCACAATATTTACAACTTATATTATCCATAATTATATCATTATTTCTTACATATTTATCGTGAATAAATGACTGAATTACATTACCTAGTGTATCATCTTCGTCTTCAATTATAAATTTATATGTGTTTTCTAATGTTTTTATTATTTTTACAGTATCTGATAATTTAATATTACTTAATAAGTTATTTATTTTATCAATTAAAATTTCAATTGCCTTATTAATTAAATATTTTGGTGTAATATACTTATTTATTGGTTCAATTTCAAATTTAAATGCATTCGGATCACCGTATTTATTTACAAAATAGTGTCTTTCTTTGTCTAATATTGACATATCCTTAGTTATTTCACTTTTATCAATTATATATGAAAATGTAACTAATGATACCGGATTAAATGAAGCATTATATTTACTTGTTTTTTTAACAACACTTGCTTTAAAATGTAGATATTCGTTCTCTCGCAATCTAGTAATTAAAATATAATTTTTTGATACCATATTTGGATAAAATATATCTCTTAATTCCTTACTATTTATTTCAACATCGTCCCTTTTTACTTTAATATCTTCTGTTGTAACATTTTTCAAATTATTTGTAGTATTATTTACATTTAATTCTAAAGTTATTGAATTATCAACATAATTATCTACCTCGTTTTCTTTTAAACAAATTGGTATTTGACCTATTCTATGAACTAAAAATTCATTATGAAGTGGTCCATTGCTTGATAAAATTTTAATTGTTGGTTCGGTTTCGCCAATCATTCCTGGAATCTCAATATCAGATAAAATAATTCGTCTAAACGCATTTATTATTGATAAATCAATATCATATATTTCAAATGTATATCTGTTTGTAGGATTTTTAGGGTCAAATGTATAATTCTTAAACATCTTTATCTAATTTTATTTAATACTTTAAATAAAAATCATTTTTTTATATAATAAAAAAATGATTTTTATATATTAATAATATTATTATTATGAAAAATAATACAGAAACTATTATTTATAACTTTAACATTAATATTGATATTAATAAAAAATATAATATATCACAATTAACTAAACTATTGTCAAATACATTTGATAAATATAATAAAAAAATTAAATTAACTCATGAAATACCGCTATTATTTAAAAAAATAAAATCGTAATATTTAGATAAATTATATTTTTGTTTATTTAATAAAAACATATATAACTTATTAATATAAAATAAAAATATTTTTATTATATAGAAACGCTTATTAGTTATGTCGGGATTAATTTTACGAATTAATGAAAATAGTATACCAGAATACTCTAAATTATTGAATAATATACAAAAATGTGATGACCGTCAATATAAATTTTCAAAGTATGAGAAAATATATGATATTTATATTGAGTGGTGTAATAACTTATTACCACGCCTTACATATATTTTAAATAAAAATTTTCCCAACACAGCATACATCAGCGATCTTAACACTGCATTACAACAACTCGTTAATAAGTGTAACTTTCAAGAACCATCACATACGGACAACTGTGTGAGTTATAACATTTACATAGAAAATGAACCAAAATTTTATGAAATGATATTTAATAAAATTTTTACACCAATCATGGATACAATCGATAAAATCGATACAATCGATAAAATCGAACCTATCGAACCAAAAATCAAACCAAAAAATGACCCTTTTAATGAGTTTATCAAGGAAGCAAGTGGGTGGGTCAATAAGAACGTCGCAAATTTTAGGTTTAATAATAATACAGATACAAGTTATTTAATAAAATGCTTTTTGTTAGAAATTATATATATATATGGACTGTATGGTTATTCTATGAAGGCAACCGCACTGAGCATGGACGACTCGGAAGTGATAAAGACAATAAATGAAGTAACATCTTATATGGAGAAGAACACACATGATAATAGATACTGTGACAAAAACTATATAAAAGGCATAATAACTACTGTGAAAAGCCAAGTGAAAGTGAGAGAGAGAGAGAGAGGGAGGGAGGGAGAGAGAGAGAGAGAGAGAGAGAGAGAGAGAGAGAGAGAGAGAGAGAGAGAGAGAGAGAG